AAGAATATGCTTTGCGTTTAATGGCACTCGGTCGATTGAAGTCAGGACAAGCCGGACATATTGCCCAGTTATTAGGTATAACAAAGGCTGAAATGAAAGCTGCTCTTAGCACGAGCCGTTACACCGTGATGATGTACTCTCTCGGAGCCGGGATAAGAAGTGTAGGACTTGCTTTGAAGTCTCTTGTCTGGAATCCATATACAGCCATATTTGCCGGATTAGCTCTCATTATGAGCGGATGGCAGAAAATGGAGCAAAAGAGTGAAGATATGAAACAACGTATCGAAGAACTCTCTCAAACAGCACAAGAAGGATATAAAAACTTGGAAAAGCAACTTCTGAAGTTCAACGGGATAGATACTGCACAGGTAAACGGTGACGGTTTGATAACTGCTATCAAAGAAATTAAAGAAGTTCTGAAAGATTATACTCCTGATGTAAACAACATATTTAAAGAAGCTGATGCTATTGAGGATTTAGCTGAACGATATATCTTCCTTCGTAATGCTTTGCTGGATGCCAAAGAAGCATATAAGATTCTGAATGATATTCGTTCTGTTGGGGAAACTGCAAATGAGGCAACTGACGGATGGTTTGATTATTCATTAGTTGAAAATATCGAAGATTATTTGGATGCTTTGGCTGATGCCAATAAAGAGTTGATAGGCATTGGCAAATATCGGATAGAGATAAATAATGCCATACAAGAAGCGGCAAAGGGAGATGTCGAGTTTGCAAAGGCTATTGATGGAAAACCATTGGAAGATCAAATTCGGATAATGACCGTATATAAAAACGCATGGATGAATGTATCTTCTTCATTAAATAGGTCTTCATTATCAGCATCGAAGGCATTAGCGGCTTTTGCTTATGAAAATGCACATGCTATGAGTGTTTTGAATAATGATGTTCTTCCTGATTTGAAAATCTATGCTGATAGCGTGAAAAATCAGTTGGAAGCTAAAGGATGGGATTTTTCAAATTTGACAAAAGCACAAGTTGAATCTCTCCGCATGTTAATCAATGATATGCTCGGTAAAATCAAAGGTATGACACCGGAGATCGAGCGCATGTTGGGCACCCAAATTCTGACTGTGGAATATAAGATAGAACCTGTTATTGTTGGATACACAGAGAAAGTGTTGTATGGATCATTAGCAGGAAAGATAAAGAAATTCCAAGAAGAGCTTGCTACCAAACCGGGAGGTATGGTGAAGAATAAGCCAATACAGATGTTTACAGATAAAGAACTTGAAACCATGACTTCCGATGAAAAGATAGTGGAGGCATTGGACGACAAGGTGAAAGAGGCTGCATTGGCTGTTAAAGCGGCTGAACGTATAAAGAGCAATACGGATGCGATAAATGATGCGCAAGCTGTTTATGACTTCTATAAGGCTGTACGAGAGAATTTCCTTAATAAAGGTGATAAGGATGATTTTGGAAAAGACTTGGGAAAGAAAGACCCGGCGTTGGAGGCATTGAAGGAACGCTTTAAGCAAGTCAAAGATTTCATGTCTATGTACGAGAAGTTAAGTGATACCTATGGTAAAGCAGAAGCCCTTTTCCGTACAAAACAAAGCGGACTATTTGCTTCAGGCTTGTTCAAAGGTTCCACGGTGGAATCTATTTCCGTAGATGCTCGTAAAGAAGTTGAGAAGATACTAAAAGAATCAGGTGACAAGACTAAGGATAGACGCTCTTTGACAGAAAGCGCATATACTTACAATATTGATTTGGCGGCGAAAGTTGATAAAGAATCTCTCCAAAAAGCTATATCTGAAATTGAGAAGTTTGTTTCGGATACAACAAAGAAATGGGATTTATATAAACAGCTTCTTAATGCCGGAGCAAGTAAGAAGGATGCTTCTGTATTCGCCTTTGGTGTAATGACAGATTATGAAAAGAAGTCTGAAGAATTAAGGGATTCCATACAGAAGAAGATGGAAGAAAAAGGCGTTTATGTTCCTTTTACTTTCACAGAACAAGAAGCAACTGAAGCTCTTGGCGGTAAAGAAGGGGTATTGTACAAGCAATTCTTTAAAGCATGGAAGGAAGCCAAAGATGCTATTGAAAAAGATAGTTTGGAGGTGAAGCTGAAAGAAGTAACAGCTATCAATAAATACAAGTCCATTGCAGAAAAGATACGTGATTTGAGTGAAAAATACGCTCCACTTACAGGAGGATTTATCGGTGACGGTGGAGAACTCTTTGGCAATGAAGATGGCATGTCTCCCGGTCAAAAAGCATTGTTTACCGAATACAAAGAAGAAGTGGCAAAGTTGAAAGGGCAATTACTTGAACTTCTTCCGGTATGGGAACAAATCTTTGGCGACCAAACGTATAAATCATACGGTCAGATACAGCAAGCCTCAACTACTGCACAACAAATAGTTGATAATGCGAAGATAACTAAGAATAAAGATGGTAAGCCAGTTTCATATACTTCTTGGTATAATGACTCGGAGGGTAATCGTGTTGATGTTTCCGGGCAATATTCTCAAATTGAGAAGTTGAGAAAGGCTATCCATGATTTGTACAAGGAAGGATTGAATAAAAATCCTTTCGCCACCCTTGCAAAGAACATCAAAGACCTGTTCTCGAATGATGCTGATGATGATAGAGATTTATCAGAAAAATTGGCAGCAGTTGGAGAAAGTGCCGCCGAAAGTGCTGAACTTGTGGGAACATTTGCTGGGCAGATGTCTGATATGTTCGATTCTTTAGGAAATGAGAGCATGGCAGATTCTATGGGTAATGTGCAGGATGCTATGACTTCGGTAAGTAATATCGGTCAGGGATTTGCTAAAGGAGGTATCGTTGGTGGTATTGCTGCCGCAGCCGGAGAAGCCGTAAATTGGATTGGTAAGATTGCGCAAGCCCATGATAAAAAACTGGATAAAGCTATTGAGAAAAGCAAGGAACGTGTTCAGCATCTAAAGAATGTTTATGAGCAAATAGATGCGATCCTCGAAAAAACATTGGGTAGTGGAACTGAACTAAAACTAATTGATGCAGAGAATGATAAGGTTAGACTAAATCAGTTGAACGGACAAATAGATGCCATTCGTAACAAAGGCAAAATAAACATATTTGATATGATGTCCTTGTCAAAGTATGCTGCGGAATCGGCTAAATTACAAAAACGTGTCAAGGCATATAATGAAGGAGGTGCTTACGGTTATCAACGTGCTTTGTTGCAGGAACAGCTTTCGGAGGTGGAACAACAACGAAGGGATGAACTTGACAAGAAGAAGACTGACGACAGTAAGGTTGAAGACTATAACAATCAGATTGCAGAGTTGAAGCAACAGATTAAGGATTTTGCCGAGGATGCTGCGGATTCTCTTTATGGAATTAATCTGAAAGATTGGGCTTCACAGTTGGGGGATGCTTTGTATGAGGCATGGCAAAAAGGAGAAGATGGTGCTGAAGCCTTTAAAAAGAAAGCTGCGGAAATTATGGGTGATGTAATGAACTCTGTTTTGAAACTTGCCATTCTTGAACCAGCTATGAAAAATCTTCAAACCATGCTATTCGGTGAAGATGGTATGAGTGGAATGTTTGGCTCTGATTTTAAACTTGATGATAGTGAGCTTGAAGACATTGCCGACTACCTGATGGGTGTGAGTAGTAAGACAGATGATTACTATGATGCACTTGATAAGCTGAATGAGTATATGGAGAAAAAATACGGAGTCAGTATGAAAGAAGAAGCTGAAAGTTCCGGTTTAAGCAAGGGTATCGAAGGGGTAACTGAAGACACCGCCAATTTGCTTGCTTCATATATAAATGCCATACGCGCTGATGTTGCCGCAAAGTTGATTCTTGTGAGACAGCTTATCGAGGAATATTACCCGCAAATGAATATGATTGCCCAAGCCCAGCTTACGGAACTCAAAGCTATTGCTAAAAATACGGCTGATAACGTAGCATTGGTTACTGAAATCAGAGATATGTTAAGTGCTGCGAGAATAGACAAAAATCGTGGTTTCTATTTAAAATAATACGGTCATGGATAAACTGAATAAAGATTTACGTGATAAAGCCATTCTCTACGGTTTGTGTGAGCAATGGACAAATGATTGGAGTGAAAATCGTAATAAACAGGAGTTGATTGAAATGTGGCTCCGGGGGATTGATTTTGCAATACTGCATAATTATCCGACAAATGAGTTTATTAAAGAGGCTTTTCCACAAGAACTATTGAAGGGAAATAACATATTTGTAGATTGCCCGGTTGGTGGAGTGAATCTCAATCATAAAGCGGTGATTTGTGGAGACTGCAAAGGTGCATTGATTTTTGATGGTTATGCGTCATGTGATATATATGTCCGGCATACGAGCAAAATTCATATTGACGCATCTAAATTCTCTAAAGTATTCGTGAATTTGTATGATGATGCAGAAGTCACAATAAAACAAAAGGATATTGCAAAAGTCTATGTTTACCTTCATGGTTCTAATTGCCATGTGAAGTATGAAGGTGAAGTGTTAGTGAGAGAAAGCCGGGGTTAGTTCCCGGCTTTATTCATTGCAAATTCAATCCATTGGCAATACTTATTTATATATTTATTCCAACGTTCGGAGTCGGAATATAAGAAGTAGGGTTCGCTATGTGGTTGCCCCTTTATATCAATCATCTTCCCGGATTTTAACTTTATAAGAATCCTTTTGAATGGAGCCTTTAAGATCGGTTCTTCTTTGGTTTCAATAGTTTTAGAAGCTGTTAATGCGCCCGCAACTGCGCCGATACCACCCAAAGCAATACCACCTATAATAGCTCTCTTTACCATATTGCCAGTATTTGTTTTTATAGTTGTTTTGGATGGATTTTGTCTCTGAATAATTTCTTCTGTTATTTCGTAACTATCAATATCTGAAAATTGATAGAATGTTCCTTCTATGCTTATTTTCTTGTTCTTTTTGTGTAATACCAATATCCCATTTCCGCCATTTTCATTTATGGTAGTGTTGAATGGAGAAGATAGATATATTTTATCTTGTTTCATTAGTTCATTTTTTAGTTCATGTTTATTCCAAAGTATAGTGATAGTGTACTATCTAAGACATTTTCTATTCATTTTAATGTAAACGCAAAAATATTAATAAAAAAGTCAACACACCAAATTTATCAACATGTTTGATAGCAGAAATAGAAAATATTCATATTTATCTTTGAAATAATAGAAAATATATATAGTTTTGTAGCGTAATAAAAAGAATAAAAGCCAAAAGAGCTTGTTATTGGAGTTTAATAGCCCCAATAGCAAGCTCTTTTTTTATTGTCATACAAAACGAGGTAATGGTAGAGGCATATAGCATATTGTTTCAGAAAACTTCAGACGGTGCGAAGGTGAAAGACCTTCTTACTGAATGGAAGATGGTGTGTACCGATTTTCCATTTGAATTGTATCCTGAAACAAAGGATTTGCCAAAACGTGATTGGGCTGACGAAAACGGAGAGGATACTTTCATCCCTGACGTATTACCACTAAAGGCTTATGATCTTGAAGCTGGAATATGTTATACAGGTGAAATGGCAACCGCCTATGATAAGATTGTGTCATTTTTAGGCTACCTGATTGGAGAAGATGGCAATGGTGCCACTTTGAAGGTGTATAATCCTCATACCAATATAGGAAGGCAGAATTTGTACTTTCTTGGAGCGAGTAGCTATGACTTCCGTTCGACTAAAGATGGTGATGTTGTCATGTTTAAGGTGAAGTTCCGGGTAACTGACCCAAAGACGGAAATTGTTCCTTCGTACAGTATTGATATGGCTACGGTTTTAGCATTAGTAGAAAAGAAGAGATAATATGTGGAAGGTATATGACAAAACAGGAACAAAGGTGCGCTGTGAGGTACGAAAAGTACAATACAGTGGTACTTTTATGGGTGAGTGTTTTGTAAATACGACCATATACTCTGAACTACCGATTGATTTTGAAATTGGAGATTACTTCATTTACCGTAATGAACAATTCACAATAAATTATGACCCAAGTGTTTTAAAGAAAGCCGGAGCAAAAAAGAGCGGTGAGTCTTATGTCTATGATGGCGTAAAGTTCAATAATGATTCGGATGAACTAACTCGATGTGATTTTCTTGATTATATTCTTGCAGATAATTACGTTCATTTTTCTTCGCTTCCAAATTTTAGCTTCTTCGCGTCAAACATACAGGATTTGGCTGATCGGATACAAGCTAATCTTGATCGTGTTTATACTGACGAACAAAAGTGGACGGTTGAAGTACACCCGGAATATGTTGATACAACCAATGTAAATATTGATGTCAGCAAGATTAAGGTATGGGGTGCTTTGGATTTCATCAAGTCGAAATTCAATGCAAATTTCATTATTCGCGGACGGAAGATAATTATTGGTACCGCCGGAGTAGTAATTGATAATGTTTTTCAATATGGGAAAGGCAAAGGATTAGTTGAGATTCAGCGTGTGGCTGAAAGTAATCAGCAAATAACTACCCGCCTTCGTGTATATGGAAGCACGAGGAATCTTCCAGTTAGATATTACAATAAGTTGTCGGACGCATCTCTTACCAATTATCTGCCTAACAACATGGCAGTACAAAATTTGATGTTACCGGATTTTCCTCGTAAGGCACTTGATGTTTATATTGATAGTCCGAACATATCGGTGCTTGGAATCCGGGAGGATAGCATCTATTTCGATGGAAGTGACGAGTCATTACCAGAGATTTATCCGTCAATGGAAGGCATGACTGCGGAGCAACTTATTGGTGCCGGAATATCATGCAGTATTGATTCCGGGGACAATGGAAACTTGGACGAGATTGTGACGGATGCAACCGAAAAGGATGGCAAAGCGATCAGCGATGATGGTACATGGGATCAGTTGAAAGATGGAGAGGATATTCCACCATTTCTTTTGACTCTTAAAGATGTTGGTTTTGATATAAATGACTATCTGACCGGAGAAACAGCCACCATCAGTATGGAAGATGGTATGTGTGGTGGACGAGAATTTGAGATTACCAAATGTGAGAAAAAAGGTAATAAATACATTCTCACTTGCAATCGTGTTTATGATGATGGGCTGAAGCTCTATTTTCCATATAAGCATTACAATATAAAAGCCGGAGATAAATTCGTGCTTTTGAATATTGATATGCCGGAAGTGTATATATCTGCTGCCGCCCAACGCCTATTGAAAGCTGGTAAGGAGTATTTAGCAAAAAATGATTATGTACGCTATACCTATGAAGTGAAGATTGACGAGATATACATGGCTCGGCATCCGCAACTTTACAGCTTACTGAAAGAAGGCGACTTAATGCTATTCACTGAATCCGATTTTAATATTGATGGAAGTATCATTATTGATTCATTGAGGATAACCGAAGGAGAAGGGCTTGTTCCAACTTATGAGGTGACATTGGCAAATGAGAAATCTGTCGGTACTCTTGAAAAGATACAAAATGCAATAGATTCTATTGGAGGCGGACAAGGTTCAGGCGGATATAACAGCCAACAAATTAACAGCTTGATTCGGACATTTGGAAGTAAGTTGTTCCTCTCTAAAATTTCTGATGATATTGCTCAAGGAGTAATCCAGTTTCTCAAAGGTGCTGTCTTCGGTGAATTTGCTGAAGGTATTGCTGGCTTTGGAGGCAAGATAGACCAATTCGGCTCTGCGTGGCTTGATTCATTATCTATCCGCAAGTTTTTGGAAGTACCTGAACTGCGATATAACCGGATAAGTATTGAGGTAGGTAATAGCTGGAACGCTCCCGGAGGTGGAGTTATAGAAAGTGTGGTTCCTGATACTGACGTTGATGGGAACATTCTTAATACGGGAACAATAATGCTACACTTGCAAGACAAAGAAATTGGCAAAGTTGCCGTGGATGATATTTGTCAGGGTATATTCCATGATGGAATGACGTTGGACAATAATTTTTCAGATGATTATGACGACGGCATAGGCAATTTTCAGTTCTCCGGATTCTATACATGCTATTTCCGAATTACGGATATTTTAGAAGTTGGTAGAAACAGCAAGTTCCGATATATGCTTCGTGGCGTAAGTGATCGTTGGAGATTTCTTTTCCATCCGTGCGAGGCAATGCACTTTGTTGGATACGGAAACTTCACAGATAAATCACGGCAGACCTCTCGCTATTCTACTCGAACGTATGAACGCTATTTGCGTGGAGTGAATGACTGGGAGTTTACTTCAGATAATATCGGGGCGCAATTTGGTGATTTGAGCAACTTGTCTGTCTTCGGAATGAACATGGAAGGTTATTCTGCTTATTTGAATAACATATACATGACCGGAGTTATTGAACAACTTGAAAACTACCCGGCACGTATTGAGATAGATACGCAAGGAGATAATTTTCTTGCTTTTGGTGAGACTATGGACATTACTTGTAGAGTATTCAAAGGTTGGAGCGATATAACCGATACTGTGACAAAATGGAGAATAGCCCGTGATAGTGGTGATACGGCAGATGATGAAGCGTGGGCAATCAAGAATAAAAACTTTGCCGGAAATATAACGCTTGCTTATGAAGACCTCGGAGATAACGCTATCACATCTGTAAGTACATTATTTACTGTTACGGCAACAAATAAAACTGATACGGCGAAAGCTATTATAAGTATATAGAGTATGGAAAGTATAAAGAAAAGAATTAGAAAAGATTTTCAGCCATTGACTATTGCAGTCAGCTTGAAAATTATGACTCCGAATAGCCCGGCTTCGCAAGTATATAATAGTGAGAATGGTGAATATGAGCCTGATCGTGGCGTTACTCCGCTGGTGATTCTGCCGGAAGTTATTGCTAATTGTACGGATGGTAGCTGGAATACTCCTTATGCAAATGAATTACTTTCCGAAATGAAGTGGTATATCAACGGAAAAGAGGCTTCAACCGTGGCTTCTTGGAATGGAAAGTATTCTATTGATACCGTTGGCTCGACTCGCGGTGCAATTACGATCAACCGCAATGTTTCTCCGGGAGAAAGTTTTGAGCTTCATTTTGAAGGTGTAGTTGCTGATACCCGATTGGGTGCAAATATTCCAGTGAAGACGGATACTATAACTCTTTCTACCGTAGATAAAAGTGAAGATGAATACAGCTTATCAATCGGAGACGACCAAATCATCCGGTACAATCCATTTGAGGATGCTTTGCTGCTGTATGATTATAAAGTTGCTAATGGTTTGACTACGGCTTCAACATCTGCACGTAATGCTGCGCTGAACGAAAACGCATACGAACGCTCTATTTCTGTATCTGTACATAAAGGAGATACACTTTTGTCTTCTGGTTATACATTGAATTTATACAGTATCGGTAGTGGTGGTGTCTTGACACAGCTTACAACTGCCAAACATGAAATAATCACTCTTACCTCAACAAAGATCACTATGGATTTGAGGCTGATAGAAAAAGGTGATTTTCTCTTGGTTGTAAATGTTGGTGGAAAAGAAAAAGCAAGGAAACAGTTTTCCATTAACCGGGTCTATCCCAAATTCGATGTGGAACCAGCAAGCGGAGTTTCCATTAATCCGGGTGAGACAACTCACTATAATAAAGTAATGGTGCATTACAATGGAAATATCGTTCCGGTTCCTGCCCCAATTTTAAAGATGGTATGGTTTACTGATACAGAGAACTTAACCGGGGTACAACATAATGAAGGAACTGAAACAGTGATAACATTATCCCGTACTGGAATTGGCAATACATATCTTGATGATTGGCTTGATATATATGTAGAAGCGGAACAGAAGCCGATATTCAAAGTTATGACTGATGCTTCGGGTACAGAATATACAGATAAAAGTGGGAATGTTTACATAAACTGATAATTATGAGATATGTAGTAGCAAAAACCAAAACGGTCACTAATGCTGGGATCAGTGATAGTGGACACAGGACAAAGAAAGGATTTATCATTATCAATGAAAAAGAGATAATGAATAGTGATTTCCTCGAAGGTGATTTTGAAGCTCGCGTTCAAATACTTGGAGGTACAACATATACAAACGTGGAAATAAATAACATTATAAACGAAGGAGGATGGAATTATGGCTTATGATTACAGTGCCCAAAATAGTATTACCATCAAGCGGTTACGAGCGAATGATAGCTTGACACTTAGTTTTGACAATAACGGAATACCTCTGTTTCAGGGTGTAGATGCTGAAAGTGGAGTCGTATCGCCGGATTGGACGAAAGCGGCAAACCAACCGATAAGAACTCCGAAGGTTATTTCATCGCATGGGCTGGCAGTCGCATTGTCAAACCATACTTGGACATACAATGGCGTAGCATTAAAATTTAATGGTGCGGAAAGTAGCGGATGGAAGACTGATAGCACCGGAAAGTTTCAAATGAATACTACTACCGGAGCTATTAAGATTATTGCCAATTTAGCAAGTAAGACCAATATTGCCGGAGATACTCTTATTTATTCGTGTGTGGCTACGGTTGCCGGAGTAGAGTATAACTTGACAAAGGATTTACCTATTGTAATTCAAAACATAGGTGCAAGTTCATATTATCTTGCCATTCTTGCCACAACCGAACAGCTAACAAGTAAGATTACTTCAACTTCATTGCAAACAAAATTATATCTCGGAGCAAATGAAGCATCAGACTATTATGTGAAATGGTACAAAGATACGGCGGCATGGGCAGACAAAAACGGTCAAAAAACAATTACTGTTGGAAGAGGTGATGTTGATGGTACTCAACTGTTCATTGCTGAAGTGTACAAGTCTTCCAGTGACTCACAGCCTTTAGCACGTTCGGGTATCCGTATTATTGATACCGCAGATGAATTTCAGGTTGTATGTTACATTTCTTCAGCCAATAAAGAGGTGGATACAGGTAGCCCGGTGACTGTTAGTGCAAAAATTGTCAATATGACTACCGGAGCGACATATTCCCCTTCGTCTGCTGCATGGACAATGAATATAATGGATAAGGAAAACTGGAAGAGTCTGAAATCATCATCTACAAACAGCATATCAGTAACAACAACTGAAACAGATCGTAATGGTAATCTGTATGACGTAGATGTAGTTGCAGAATGTAACTTCAATTAATAATTAATCAAATACAAAATTATGGCATCAAAAACTTTAGGAAGTGAAACCACAGTACAATCTATGCTAAGAAGTAATAGTGTACTTGTTGAGATTGACGGTAATGTTCGCCGTATTTCATTGGAGAATCTGATGAACGCAATTAATACAGGTAATGAACAACTTCTGCGACAAGTCGCATGGGGCATCCCTTTAAAGCATAAGGTTCAGAGTAGTACTGCGTATGGAGTTGTAGGAAATACGGCTGCATGGGATGAATATAAACGAATGAGTGGGCGTTATCTCGTTAATAATGCCGGGAAAGCCTCTAAACTATCTCCGAATAATTCAGGAGTATTTGCCGATGGTACTGCACTCGATGAATCCAAAGGACATGTAATGTTCATTTCTCCGCGTTTATACTTTTTAGTTAAGACTGACAGTGTAAGCGGAATACCCTATTTATGGTTAAGTATGTATCCAATCGGAGGACATTATATCGGCGGTGCCAATGGTGGGCAATACAACTGTATCGGTGCGTATAAAGGTTCTATGTCAGGCAGTTCGCTTGTTTCTCGTTCCGGGGTAGCTCCGGCGGGAAGTAAGACTATCAATGCCTTTTGGAGTGCTGCACAAGTGAATGGTAAAGATTGGGGATTGACTGACTACGATCAACGTAAACTTATTATGATGCTTGGGCTATCTGAATATGGAGATACCAATATTCAAGCAAAGCTGGGGTATGGTGTCAGTGGTAGCTCAAATTTGGATTTATGGGGTGCTGCGGCATCATTGAAAACCGGAGAAACAAAGAGTCTTGGTGATAACTGGGGAAAGATTGGCATTTCTGTTGTAAATGGAAGTAACACAGGCGTGAATTGTTCCCGCGTGAACATGATGGGTATTGAAGACCCTTATGGATGGCAATGGGAAGATATACAAGGGGTATATTGTGGAAACTCTGCCAATGATACACAAGACGGAACCGAAATATTCATTTATAAAGGCAACCGACTTCCGACTACTGCTGAAGTATCGACTCACCCTAACGGGGAATACCGACAAGCAACCCGTATAACAACAAGTGGATATGTACAAGAAATTATGGCGGGTGACAACTTCGATATTTTCCCGGCAAAAATTGGAGGTGGAAGTACATCTTATTGGGCTGACTATTCTTGGGCTAACAACACTGGGCAGCTGGTCTTTTGGGGCGGTGCTGCGTCTTCCGGTGCGTACTGCGGCTTGGCGTTTGCGGGCTCGGATGGCGCTTGGTCGCTCTCGTCTGCGAATGTCGGCTCTCGCCTTGCTTATTATGGAAATTTAACATTCGTTACGGGTGCTGAATTGATGGCGTCTTGATAGCTGAAATAAACTTAGTTCTTTGAAATACAAATAGTTACAAATCCGCTCACAGCGTCACGTTCTCGAACAACGAATAGCGTGACGCCCCCGACAGGGGTGGACGGTTGGCGGAAGGGAACAAGAGCTGGTCTTTTGGGGCGGTAATGCGAATAACGGTGCGAACTGCGGCTTGGCGTATGCGAACTCGAATAACGCTTGGTCGAACTCGAATGCGAATGTCGGCTCTCGCCATACTTATTATATCGTGGAGAAATCTGCGAGTTCCCTGAACCATGACCCTGCAATATTATGGTTGCAGCGTAGTAACCAACAAGTTACGATGTCAAAAAATCACGAGCGGAAAGGTCTGTTTCTCTTGCGAACACAGACAAGCGGTGTTAGTAGGTTTATTCTCGAAAGCTCCGGGCAAATTATTCAAGCAAGCAAAATGGGCTTGCAATATCGGAATAATCAATATAGGTCTGAAGAAGACAAATTGGAAGTATGGTGTAAATTTTAAATAGAAGGTAATGACTAAGAGAAGAGGATTTTTGATAGAACAGATTGCTGATATGGATAATCTTCGGGAAGCGGATAGGGATGCACAGGATGGAAAGGTAAAGAAGAACCGATTTATCCGCCGTCATAACGAACGCGCCAAAGATGATTTAGAGGCTTTAAGGAAGATGATTTTAACGCTGGATTTCCCTGATCCTGACTTCAGTATAATGTCAGTTGTCAGTGATGCGGGAAAGAGAAGGGATATTGCGAAACAGAGTTATTTCCCGTGGCGTATTCTCCATCATGCCATAATGAGAGTGATTGGAGCAGATATTTACAAGAGTCTTATTCTCGATACGAGTGCTTGCATAAAGGGAAAAGGACTGCATTTTGGAGTCAAACGCATGAAGATGTTTTTGCGTAGGTATCCTGAATACAAGTGGCTTGTAAAGACTGATTTCAAAAAGTTTTATCAGAGTATTCCACACGAAGTTGTGATTAATGCTTTTCGCCGAAAATTCAAAGACGAGAAGTTTATAAAGTTGATTGAGATTGCATTGTTGAGTTATGATAGCGGAAAAGAGTTAATTGATATTTTGGAAAATGAAGAACTTCGGAAAGAGAGCTGTACCGATTGGAGCGTACACAAGCCAACCAATCGGAAATTTCGCAGTAAGCCCGATAGACCACAGGTTCAAAGAACAGTATAAGGTCAAATGCTTGCATCGGTATTGCGATGATAACGTGATGCTTGCACGAACAAAGGGTGAAGCAAAATTTCTACTCCGGGAATATAACCGGATAAGTGCAGAATATGGATTGGTAGTGAAAGCAAATAGTTGTATTTCTCCAATAGGAACGGAAGTTAGGCATGAAAACAAAAAACATAGAAAGCGAAAAAGAAGTAAGAGGAAGAAGGATTAACTTCTTGGGATATTGCTTTACACCGGATAATGTAAGGCTACGTAAAAACATGAAGAAAACCTTCGCGCGAAAAGATAAACGAATTAAGAGTCGTAAACGTAAGCAACAAATCCGTGCATCATACTGGGGATGGTGTAAATGGGGAGATTGCCGAAATTTATGGAAAACAATAACAGATAATGATATGAGTTTTGCTGACAAAGGAATCAAACAAAGTGGAAAGACGAAGGACGGAAAGAAGTTCTTTGATGTTTCAGAAATGAGATTAATGGAAATTCTGAATATTCCCATTAAGGTGTTGGATTTTGAAACAAATGTGAAGACTTCACAGGGAGACGGAAGGTATTGTGTACTGTTTGAAATGAACGGTTCAAAATACAAGTTCATAACAAATTTCTTTAACCTGAAAGATGTACTCGACCAAGCGAGATTGCGAGAACAAGAGACAGGTGATAAGATTTTCCCGGTGGAGAATGTGATTATTAAAAGACGCGCACTTCGTGAAGGAAAGAGTGCTTATTATTTTGATGAATAATTTAAAAGGAGGTAAAAATGAAAGCGTACAGTGATTTTAATGGAGTGGTGCCCGAAGGTGTACAAGTTACAGTGGAAGGCAGTTTGGTACGACTGTTTTTTGATTATGCCAAAAACGAAATTACCGTTGAAGGTGAAAAGCGTGAACAGTTGGTTTGTGAGAATGTAAACGCAACCGGGCGAACGTATGAAGAGCTTGTCAGTGCTATTGTAACTGATCGCTATTCGGCAGATAGACGTGAAGCTGTATTCGCCAATTATGAAGAAGCCAAAGATGAAGCGAGTGAGCTAACAGAAGTAAAACGTGCTGAATATTTGAAGGAATACTCTGATTTTCAAGCATGGCGCAAACGCGCTAAAGAAGTCGCAAATGAGGCATTAGCAAAATTGTAGGAAAATGAAGATACAAGGTCACATAGTAGTAAGACGTAGAGCGAAAAACGGGAATGATGGAAAGCCCGGTGACAATGGAAATCCCGGAAAGGATGGATTGCCCGGTTGTATCCTTCGGCAGTCTGAATGGGTAGCTGGGGTAGAGTATCGCAATGACGAGGCTTTGACCTCCGGCACCCGGTATTTGGATATTGCGATTGTGACGACTGGCGCAAATACTTTCAATGCTTATAAATGCTTGAAGACGCATGTATCCAGCACTTCTATTCCGGTAACTAACACAACCTATTGGCAGAAATTCAATACTCTTCAGCCTGTTTACACACCATTAATTATGGCTCAAAATGCGATCCTACGCTTCATGCAGGGTAATCAGCTTTTGATTATGAAGCCTGATGGAAAAACTATTGTAGCAGGACTCGTTGGTGGAGACATACCATTTTGGGTTGGAGGGGAAACGCCTGATAATGCTTCTGTATATTTCGGAATGGCGGGTAACGGGCAGTTGGCGCATGGAAATATCAGTTGGAATGAAGCTGGTGATTTGACTTGTGAAAGAGGTATTTTTAAAGTGGGTATAAAAAAGATTTATCGTAAAGTTAGTTTAGATAAATATACTTCAGAATCTTTCAAAGCAGACCTTGCAACTGGGTTGAATTTTGTTTTTACCAAAAATACAGGAAACGATACACATTATATGACTTTGCCAACTTCCACTGATTTAGATGGATTCGATTCTGAAATGATATTTTATGGTAATCCGGGAGCAGTAATGATTAGTGGAGAAAATGGTACATATCCTTTCATGTACAATGGAATGAGTGTGAAACAAATAAAGATTGGCTCATTTCCCCGGCGTTTACATCTTAGTGCAAGAACAACGAATCAGTATCCATCAAATAGAATTGAATGGTGGATTGTGAATACTTCAGATTTTACCTTGCAGGGAAAAATTTCAACTGGGGATTATAGCTATGTTGAATCACGATATTATAATTCATTATAAAGAATATTTTACACAAACACAGGATAACGATGAAAGAACTGAATGAATTATTTGTAATTGCATGGATGCTATTTGGTATCTACATGCTTGTATTATTGCTGATCGGGGCAGACTTATGGAGTGGATACAGAAAAGCTAAACAAAGAGGTGAAGCAAGAACGAGTTATATGCTTAGAAAAACCGTTGATAAAATTGCACGGTATTATAATGCACTATTAGCTTTAACTTTCGTTGATTGTATGCAGATGGGGGGAGTTTGGTTTTTGGATAACTATTACGACTGGCATATTCCAATTTTCCCATTGGTAACATTATTGGGCGCAATCGCTTTTGGTGCCATAGAAGTCAAAAGTATTTACGAGAAAGCGGAAGATAAAATGAAGGACGACTACCGACAAGTGGCGATACTTGCTGCTGAAATAGCAAAGCATAAAAACGAGCCTGACAAGATGATACATGCAGTTGATGATTTTATGAATAAAAATAACAAAGAAAATAAGGAGGAACAAAAATGACACGAGGACTACGAAATAATAATCCATTGAATATTCGGAAGAATAGCACAAAATGGCAGGGCTTATCTGCAACACAAACAGATAAGAGTTTCTTTCAATTCACGTCTATGGCATACGGATACCGGACTGCTTTTAAGACTCTCCAAACCTACATCTTGAACAAGTATGATACCGATAAAGATGGTGTGTCAAACGAACTTGAAGATGTCATAATGAGATGGGCACCGCCATGTGAGAATAATACAGAATCATATATTTCCACAGTAGAACGGCGTTCAGGTGTATCCCGACATACTGTTTTACGTAGAGACAATAAAGAACAACTTATTGCGATAGTTTCCGCTATGAGTTATGTTGAAAACGGTGTTCCAGCTAATATGGAAGACGTAAGGAAAGGGTGGGAATTAATATAATAATTATCTGAAAAACAGAACTGTATGATAAGTCTAAATTTTATTCAAGTGGAAGACGGGTGGTTTGAAAGCCAACCGATTCAGGTGTCGGGAAACATTGCTATTAATTTGACTTTTGGTGATACAAATGACAACCGGGTAGTACTACTGAAAAGCTCTACCGGGCACAGTTATGTATCGTTTAAGGAGAATCTTAATGTTGGTTCTTGTTGTGATATGAATGAGAATTATCTAATTCCCGGTCAATATATCAAAGTGAGAGTTAATAAACTTCCGGCAACATCATCTTTACTGGAAGACTTACAAGGGAGCTTTGCAAGTAAGCAAGATTTGTTTGTTGAAAGTGGAAGGGCACAGGTAGAGGAATCGAAGCTGGAACAGTCTATCAATAGTGTGAAGCAAGCATTAGATACGCTGGTTAAAGGTGTAGATGTAACTACGGCTATTGATACGTTTAAAGAGATTGAGGATTTCTTGTCAGGAGTAACGAATGAGAAGACATTAACTGGGATGCTTGCCGTTGTTGATGGAAAAGCTGCTACTGCGCAAACAACTGCTGACTCTGCAAAGATTACGGCGTCTTCTGCTTTGGCTAAAGCGACTGAAAACGGGACAAAACTTTCGACAATTCCTGATATGCCCGCCAATGACGGAAAAATATATGGATTCTGTAATGGCGCATGGATAGTGATAGCTGAAAGCGGTAAATCTATATACACATCATAATGAAAGCAAAATTAGCAATCGGAATAGTGATAGCGGTATTAATTGCCGCTATCATTTGTCTCTCCAATTTATTGAAGAAAGAACGTTATGAAAGTAAACGCCAATCCGGGAATGTTGAGGCGTTGTTTTCAGAGTTGAAAACTTATAAGGTAAGAGATAGCCTCAACGTAGCTGAAAGTAAACAGCTTCGTCTAACTATTGAAGAGTTGGAGGAATATCGTGAGGCTGATGCCAAATTGATTAAAGAATTGAAACTAAAACCTTCACAAGTTGAGTATATCACTCATACAAAAGTGGTAACAAAGGATAGCATCGTTTTTATGATAAAGGATAGTTGTTTCAATTATGCGGATAAATGGGCAGAATTTAGTGGGTGTATTCGGTCTGATACAGTAGATTTTAAATACCAGACTTCAGATAGCCTATCTACCGTAGTAAATAGGGAATATAAACATCGTTTCTTATGGTTCCGGTGGGGAACAAAGGGGTATCGGATGAAAATTGTGAATCATAATCCACGGTCACGGATAACATACAATGAATTTATAAAGATCGAGAAGTAGCGGGTGGCAATGATAACCACCCGCCACCTTTTTAGAAAGGCAGATCATCCTTATTATCATTCCCGAACATTTGTTGTTGTGTCGGTTGTGGGGGAGCCGGCTGTTGAGGCGGTTCCGCAGCATAATTTGGCTGACTGGATGCCGTTTGCTGACCCGGATTGCGAACAATGACTTTCCAACATGTGATTGAGTTATACCACTTACCATTCCATTCAGTCGCATTAATATCAATGTGAATGTCTACTTCTTGACCGATTGTTAATCCAAAATTCATTATGTTATCGTTCATAACAGAGAAAGCTATCTTTTTAGGATATTGCTCTTTTGTCTCGATAACATAATCTTGGCGCGACCACTCTTTCCCGGCTTTAGAAACACCGCCTTGTGCTGGAAGTGCTACAATTATTTTCCCGCTAATTTCCATTATAATATGTTTTTTTTAAGTTACACAGCCGGATTCAATTTGTCTGACGTGCTGATTGCCCGGCTGATTATGTTACAATCCGTCAGTTTTCTTTGTATGATTTGCATTGCCATTTTGCAATTAGAGCTTTCATTCAGGTTTATATACTCTTTACTTTGGTAGAGGATATTGGATAGTCCATCTACCAAACTGAAAAGGGCAGTCAATCGAAGGTATGTTAGTCTCTTTGCGTCTTGGTTATACGGAATGGTTTCTTCTATGCGTTTATCGAGTGAAAGACACGAAAGTTCACACATGCACCGGGTTAATTCCATTTTTGCAAGAAGAGCACTATCTTTGATTTTGTGCTTATCAAACTCTGATTTTATACTGTACTCCATTTTGAGTAGGTCAGGTTGTAATTCTTCAGAAATAACTTCGTTCGCATCTGCCATAAAAAAGATTTTCTTTCCGGCTATTTCCGCAATACGCTTTTCGTATTTCTGCATTTCTGATTCTATCCGTTTAGCTTGTTGTTTCACATAGAAACGGTAATATGGTGATTTCTTCAGTTGGCTTACAAAGTCTACTACAAGCCCACAAACTACATCATTAGTAAACAGTATATTGTAAACGGCAGTAAGTGTGACATTCTCCGCAATATCCCGGCTTATTTGTTTTTCCATACGTTCATTAAATCTTTGATTATTGCTTTAAGGATACAAATAAGGGCAACCATTTCGATTGCCCTTATAATCCATTGTATTATACTCATTAATCATTCCTTATTTGATTAAAGTCCATTTTTGCTTTTATCAGAGCATTCACATTACTTCCAAAGTGATGAAGGGTACTCAATGCGACAAGTATCACGTCTGCCAGTTCCTCTTCAAAATCAGAAAAGTGCTCAATGTGTGGGCTTGTCTTCCCTTCAGCATTGAACACTTCTGCAACTTCATTTAGTAAGTCCCGGTGAAAGTTGTTTTCTTCATCAATCGGGCTTATTTTTCCACGGCGAACGGCGCAATCATGCGCTTTCTTAGCTATATCATTCAGATTCATGTATTTCTATCTCCAATTTTTGAGTCAATTTTTCAAAATCATCTTCTCCATTTGCCTCTTTCAGAATCCACGCAATTTCTTCATCATGCGTCATATTCTTCGGCATATCCTTTGCATCTTTTTTCAGTTCTGCAACGATTTCATCAATTTCCGGGCAAGGAGTCTCAAACATCTGTTTGTAGCGGGCGGATTGCCTTTCAATGCGCTTCTGCTCCTTTTTATTCAATTTCATTTTTCAACTCCTTTCGGTTTGTTTATAGGTTTCCAATGGGTGATTTTATAATTTGTAAAATACTCGGAAAGTCTTTCATTTATATAATCACAAGTGTAATCGTTCCATACTGCCGTAATGTAATCAGGCACAACGTTTCCATTATCGAGTATCTCATATCTGAAGATGCATTGTTCTCCATATATCGCCCCGTTGTACCAATCTTTAAATTCATTCCATTCATCGCCTTCTTTTAATTGTTTAATCACTGCATCAGCGGTCGAAATAGACCATTGAGCAATATTTTCCGAGTTGGCGGTTCTAACAACAAAATCAAGTGAATTAGCGCAATATCCTTGCATTGCAGCTTTCACTAATTCGTAGCGGCGTTGTTCCCAGTCAGCATCTATGCAGGGGAAATTCAATTCTTCCAATCCGCAAATTTGATGCGCTCCTTTTAATCTACCTTCGATCCGTGTTGTTTCTATCCGGGTAACTTCAACAGTTTCCCCCGTTTCTTTAATTACTGCTTTCATAAAATATTAGATTTTTTCTTTAACCTGATCCCGATTACACATTCTAATGCAAACAATTTTAAACTAAGCATGAATACTGTTGCATCTTCAAATCCTTCATCTTCTATGTAGAATAGTATTGCTGGAAACAAAGATAAAATCGTACTAATGTGTAGGGCAATACGAGCTTTATTATCACCAAACTTTTTCATAACTAATATTCCTTTCATTTTCTTTGTTTACAATCAGAACACCCGCCACATTTTTTGCCAGCTTTTAATAGTCGGTATATAAAAGGCTTTTTAATTCCTGTATCATCAAAAGACGGGTAACAGCCGTAACCACTGCAACGAGAACCGAAATAGGTTCCTTTGTCATAAAATAAGTTGCTTATAAACTTTAGTATATTCATCTTTAAAATTGTTTATAACTAAATATTGGCATTTTTTTAGGCTTTGGACACTCTTTTAGGTAGTTTCTATCTACGGTAAAAATATCCTGCAAAAGACTTTTCTTTAATGCTTTCTTTTGTTTTCGAGGAAGTCTTATCAATTTATTGTATCCGTAAATACCGCCCACAATATGCCATAGGCTGAAATTGATTTTTAATCCTTCGTACATGTTTTTTATACTTTACTCCTTTTACATTTTAAACATATCATAATCTCTTCCAACACAACTTTGTGGGAGATTTGCTCTATCTAAATCAGCCTGACTTATGAAAGAATCCTTGAAATAGAACTTACTTTTTAAAGAAGTACAAGCAAGCATAAATCCTCGTAACTCTCGCCAATTATACTTTTTCCCACTTAATAGACCGACTTTATATAAATCACAAAAACCAACAGTGCTGATTATCATAGACAAACTACCTTCGAGGTCTACAATAGGCTCAATGGACGCAAAAGTTTTATATCCACTTTCATGGAGTACCTTCATGGCTTTTATCCGGTCTGAATTGCTTGAAGCGTTGGATTCGAGTTCATCATGTCCGGTCAATGTGAATCCAAATGCAACGTGACGCGTGTATGCTATGTGCATTAAATTCTCATTCAATGCGCTTTTACTACAAAGAGGACGAAAGAACTTTTCGGCAAAATCAGCTCTTTTAGTGAGGATTTTTACATTGACACTATGATATACACATATTTTGATTGCACGTACAGTCAGGTCTATTGTCTGGGGGAGCATGGGATCAGTTGTAAAAGAGAAGAATAATCCATGCTTCTGAAGCTCTCCAAGATTTACCAACAATTCTTTTTGAAAAATGGATATAGCTTCTTCTTCGTCTCTGAAACATTTCTTCAGTTTCGGGGTATCACTCCACACATGGGACATTACACCTTTCTTGCAATAACAATAATCACAATTATTGGAGCATCCTGTATAAAAATTACAAGCCCAATCGCTATACTCGCCAGCTTTGCCGGACGGATTGTATATAGCTTTTCCGTTAAATCTATTATTTCCCATTTGTAGAATGTTATAATCCGTACTTTTCATTGAACAATGAATCTGCTTTCTGAAATTGTCTTGTAAAACGATTCTCTTTATACTTTCTCGGTGAGGAACACCCTAATATCAAAGATAGAATCGCACATATTATCAGTATTTTCTTCATATATGATTAGTATTGAGTTAGTCTTCCATTTCTTTTTTTATCATCACTTTAACCTCTCTCTTTAAACGAGTACGCAAAGTTTTACCTAACTTCTTACGTATACGTTTTTGTCTATCTGATTTATAATCTCGTTCTCCCCAACGGCGTGTTCTGAATACAGCCCATCCACCATTATCTTCATTTATTATATGCCTTCTTCCTGTTGTCATAAAGTACCTTTCTATTTAAAATGTTCAATAAGTTCTTCTACCGTAGCCACATGGCAATAGCATGAGCATCTTCCGAATCTTCCAATGACAAAATCACCTTTCTTCCACTTGTGAAAATCTTCATCAAATACCCAATACTGATTATCTGACGTATCATCACGTTTTGCAGCAAGGGCAATGAAAAGGCTCTCATTAGTTCCACAATCTATATACCCATATTTTTCTGCCATTTCTGTTGTTACACAATAGGTATATACAGTGCGATATATACCGTTAGCCTCCGGTTCATTTATTTTGATACCTTCAAAATCAGTCCTTGTGGTAGTTTTATACCCCAGAGTTTCAAGTGCCGCCTGAAGCTCCGGTGTATTTTTACGTATAAAACATGGTATTGTAAATCCCATAGTTAGCTCCTTCTTTTTGGGTTTTAATTATTAATATTCCCATCCTTTTCGTATTTTATCAGCGTTGGGCAATTTTGAATGACGTATCCATTTATTTCGCCCCTTTTTCACACTTCGTCTACGTTTCATGGTAGAACGCTTATCTTTTTTCTCAAAGAAACCTTCGAGCTGCTCTAATTGCGTTTTATAGCTCATTTTTATTTTACGCTAATTGTTTTAAATAATAATCACACTTAAATCCTTTGCGTGGAGAGAAGTCTGCGAACTCGCAGGATTTAAAAATCTGATGCTTATTAGCCCATTGTGCAATATCTTTTTCATATAATGTCGGTTTGCGATCATTCTTAAAGTCTCGATACGGTTGTACAAAAGGAGAAATTCCTAATTCTTTAAGCCTGTTTAGTCGAAATAAATCCTGTTCGATGGTAGAATTAAAACCAACCAAAACATAGCAAGAAATCTTATAGGGTTTCACATACTTAATCATTTCCTTCAGTCGATCAGTCAAATCAAGCTGTGGCAAATCCCATGCTATGTGGATTCTCTGTTTCATTTTCAGCTTATTCAGATAATACGCCTGTTCTTCATCCATGATTCTGACATCAACTCCATGAAGTTTTATAGGTTGTCCAGTTTTCAAAAGATAGCTTACGGCATTTTTCCATTCCGGGTTCGCAAAAAAGTTATTGTCCAGTACCTCAATCCATTTCCCCTGTGGATTTAGATTAACTGGGGGAACTGACTGAATATATCCTTCCTTCTCACGGACAAGACAGAAAGGACATTTTCGGATACAACCTCTTGAAAAGAACTGAATAGAAAAAGGATATTGCGGATAAATGGAATAATCCATTAACAGACTGTTTTCTATCACTTCAGGAAGTCTGCTTGCAATGTTATAGCCTGTACCACCTTTCTCTGTTGCACTTGTCTGCAATGTCAGATAGTTGAAATCAGGAGTGAAAGTAAATACCTTGCTCGCCATCACTTTGTCGTATCTGTTAAAAGGAGTTGCCCATTCTACCTGATCGCCTCTTGCCTTATAATAGGCGGATGCACGCATAAGGGCAAAGTTTGGAAAGTTGTGTCCGTCTACGTCTATTAATCCGATTTTCATTTTATGTACAGTTCTTTTCGAGTTAAGAAGAAATGCAAGTTCTGAAGTTGATGCAGTGATTTTACATCATCATCTATTAAGTCACAGCTAAAACCTTTGGAGTGTTCCCATACTTCAAATCCTTCTTCTGATCGCCATATCTGTTCATAAGCATCATCTCCTTCAGGAGTAAATTGAAATCCAAGTTTTCCCAATAGTGTTTCCGTGATACGGATGGGCTTCAACAGACTTATGTCTTTCCACCCTTCACATTGGCGTACTCCACCTAAAACTACCTTTAATCCCATACCGTCAATGGCATATATCGGATAATACGCAGCATCATTAGAAGTCTTGATCTTTACGAGATTACCGATACGAAGCTCCCAAATATCAATTAAGCATTTGGTTCTATTGATGGGCTTTGGCACAATTTTATATTTGATATTGCGTATATTACCCTTCTTTAAATCAGAAAGAAAATCAACATCAATAGTTTTGTTGGATTGGTCTATCCATTCATCTCCATTTAGACCGAGCCATTGATAGGATGCCTTTTCTCCAAAATGGGAAACAGCCTCTTTAAATCTATTGTCATTTTCAAACATATTACTTCGAGTGTTTTATGGTTTCGTAAACTTTTATAGGAAAAGTACCTTCTTTATCGGCTCTCATAAAATCTGCACCAATTTCGCATATTCGATTTTGTGTATCCAAACAAACAATTTGGCTGCTTCTGTACCCACGCAACCATGAACTTGCATGATTCACCCATGAAGAAAATGTATTGAATACACAAATCTGTGCATCATAATTGGGGAGCTTATTTTTGATTTTTTTGCTCATACTATTAATGTTATAATTCCACAGTTACTTTTACCTCAACACACACTGCATTAAGCCCGGTACCATTGCAAAAGCCAACGGTTTCCATTCCCATCGAAGAAACCGATACTTCATTCTCTTTCTCAAATTAGGAAATAAGAGATGAAATATCTTCTTCCAGCTTTTTTTTAGCGTTCTTTACTTCCTGTATCGTTTTCATTGCTTACATCATTAGAATTATCTTCTTCCATCTCATTTTCTTCAAGATAGTGTTCAAGAGCATCTTCACATTTACTCCCTTCGCAGCTACTATAACCATTTGGATATAAGTGTGAACCTTTTTCCCAATCTTCTAAAGGGCAGAAATCACAAAGTCTTTCGCCCAGTTCTTCCATCATTTTTCTATCATCCATTTTTACTTTCCTTTAAATAATTGATTCTACGAAGTTTGTGGAAACGATAATATGCTGATAGGTTAAGTTTATCAATGAATTTGTTGTCAGCTTTGGTAGAGGACACCTTTTGAGCGGCTTTGGCTACATGGAAATAAATAATAGGTTCCGTATATCCATCTGCCCGGCGTGTTCCATTGATAGCATAAATAAGTCCGGCAAATTCAGGAACTTCTTCTGGCTTCACAAGTCCATCAGGAACTATGTAATAGAAGTAGTTGGTACGTCCACCAGCCAAAATGTTATCAAATTTGCTATTCCCATTTTGATCTTGCTTCTTACTATCTTTGTGGAAATCACACCTACTAACTTTTACTTCATATTCATAGGTGAGCCGTGACCGGGTAACTTCTAAAAGATCAGCTTCCCATTTTTCAACGAAAACATTTGGGTATATTTTATTCCCCTTTCTATCCCGGAAGACAAGCTCACAGAATCCATTAATAATATCGGCTGTTTTCATTTCAGCTTATCAAACTGTTTATCAAGTTCATATTGGAAGAAGCCTAAAGCCTCTTCATACTCTTTTCCTTCAATATTAGAAAAATACATGGCACTACTAAAGGCTTTAAGTGCAGCTTCCTTGCCTTTCTTTATGTAATATTCAGCTCTTATAACCGCCTTTCTTTCAGTCTCTTCTTTTTGGAATTGTAGATGTCGGTCAATGGCACTACGTCCCCATTGGAATAGTTCTTCTTTATCTCCAAAAGTTTTTGATTCTTGCCAAACGATACGTTTTTCAGAAGAAAAAGCGTAAGCGGATATTCCTTTGTGTTTTTGTACGTGTACAACAATATCAAAACCTTTGTATTCTTCTTGCCAGCCGTAACCACCAAGAGAGAAAGGAAACTCATTTTTTTCGATCATAAAGCCTTAATGTTTATCAATGGTCGAATCGTATCAATTATATCAACGGTAGGTTCAATAAGCTCTTTGATTTCATCCGTACTTTTGTATGCCATAGGACTTTCGTCTATTGTTCCTTCACATACGGATGTAGAATATACTTCAACCATTCTTTCTTTGAATGTCTCCATTGATAATTTCTCTTTGGCAAAAGACCGGGAGAATAAACGTCCGGCTCCATGTGGTGCAGAGTAATTCCAATCAGGATTTCCCTTACCGCGACAAAGTAATATACCGTCAGCCATATTCATAGGAATAACTACTATTTCATTCTCATGTGCAGATATGGCACCTTTACGAATAATAAGGTCATCAAAGTTGATATAATTATGCACCGTTTCGATGGTAGACGAAGTTTTCCAGCCCAATGCGTGGGAGATACGATTGATAATTGTCTGCCGATTTAATGAAGCGTATGTTTGCGCTATTGACATATCAAATAGATAATTATACATTGCAGTATCAGACAAATATCCATTTCTAATAGAAAATTCTTCTTTAATCCGTTTTATCTCTTCCTGAAGACGCTGTGGTGGAACAGTTTTCTTGATCTCTTCCAATTCCGAGGAAAAAGCCCTTTTGTCAAACTTCGCTAATTTGGCGTAATACTTACAAACTTTCACACCAAAGTTTCGAGAACCTGAATGAATAGTTAGATATATACAATTATTTGTATCTTTTCCGATCTCAATAAAGTGATTTCCACCACCCAAAGAGCCGATTGAATTGTAGAATACCTTTTCATTCATACCTACCTTTTTGCATAGTTTGGTTATATATGATTCATCGACATAAGGCGGCTCCGGGAACATCCCCTCTCGATGAAAAGATAGATTAATGTTTGCTTTGTCGAAGAATGACTGCTTTTCGGATTCTGTGATAGATTCACTATTAATGTCAAATCCCATTGGAACAACGTTTCTGATAGTTCTATCAATCTCTTCAAAAGAAGATTCACTAACAACATTCAGAATCCTCACAAAAGCCATCCCACAACCAATATCTACACCAATATGATTGGGGTTGATAAGCCCTGTAACTGGCATTGTGAAACCAATCACAATATCAACTCCCTGATGTGTGTCCGGCATAATCCGTACAGGAACATCTTTGGTAACTGGATTATCAAGAATGTTTTGGATTGTGCCGATAGCAGCAGACTCTATTGTCTTTGCAAAAACCTTGCAGTCTTTTCCATATTTTCCTTTTAGTTCTATCATAGTTATATTTTTTCGTTGAGTTTATCTTGAAGTTCGTTAGCACAATTCTTCGCATAATCAGTATCCATATCAACAAAGGATTTTACAGTCACCCACACAAAAAATACTTTGACTTGTACTTTATACTTAGGAATGACATATAAATCTTCACAGCCATATTTATCGGCTCCAACAACATAGCATTGTACTGCCTTAATTCTGTACTTCTTCATTTTCTTCTTGTTTTTGTGATTTCTCTTTCACCAATCGAAAAGCGTCTTCAGCCCCATTCTCATAGCCTTTGTAATATCCAGTTTTCTCTTTGTGATTTTCAACTGCACGCCATTGGGACGCACCAATGCAAATAGAAAAGCCTATAAGCATGATAATTGCCCCGACACCGAAGATTGGATTGTCCAGACTGAATTTCAGTGGTCTAAAAGAAATGTCCACGCCGGAAAGAGCTATGAATAATATGAATAGCCCGGCAATTAGTTTAATTATTTGTTCCATAATGCTTCTTCTACTTTAAATGTGAATGATAACAATGACTGGCATCCGCCTCTTAATTGAGTATGTCGGTTACAAACGCTTGCAGAACCACAATGGGAACAAAAAGCATTTTGTACCTTTTCGAGTGACTTTTCCGTACCTTCCTCAAATATTATTTCTAATCCATAAATTTGTGCGGCATGGTATTCCAATAAGCATCCGTTAGATTTCTCCCAGCCACGGCAAAAGAAAACCGCTTGACATTCCAGTAATGCCATAATATCACGTCCCATGTAGTATGATATTGGCTTGTCCGGTTCCGGTGAGATTTCTAACGGGGAGATAGGTATGTATCCTTTTTGTTTGAGAGTCTTTTTTATCAGGTCTGACTTGCGCTTGACATATTGCTGTGGAATACCCGTTATTGGCAAACTGATATAAACGCTCTTATTCATACCTGAAAGATGTAAAATGAATGATAGCCATATTTTGTGAAGTATCGGCACCTTTGAACCATGCTGCCCAATCTTCAAAGGACAATCCATCATTATGTGCAATTTCTTCCAATGTAAGATTTACTTTTATCTTGCCATCAACAGATATAGCTACACACTCTTTGTTATCCAGTTTATCTACGAATCTTATAATCTTCAATGGCTGTATTCCAACGCCATCATCTTTTGTCAGATTAAGAATTGTCGTTTGTTTACTCCGGTAGGGTTTTCCCGACCATTGTCGAATGGATAATACCGCATTTCCTTCTTGTACTTCATGGATACGCTTCTCCCATAATTGGTAGTTTGTGCGTATCGTATGAATCTTTGGAAAATTCCACGGTATTCCGTTTTCAACTATTGCGTTTCGGGAACAACTTCTTCGGGTATTATCTTTCCCATCAAAAGAACAGTCCCACATGCAAGCATCACTGAAATTTCTTCCCATGAGAAATTTACACCGAAATCGAGTTGGTTTTCCGACTTTTGGGTGCCCTTTCAAGAAGAAAGGTGAAAGAGTTATCACGTATGTTTTTATTTTGTCCATACTATCAGAAATAAAAATGGCTGCAACTAACGCCGCAGCCATTGATTAGACATGCTTTTTATCTTTTCCCGATCAGAAAATCTCTCCATAATTCTTTGAACTGATTTCCAAAGTATTTGGCTATTTCCTCTGATTTTACAGCAAGGCGAGAGCCGACAACCGCACTCGAGTACGACCAAGCGTAAGACGAGTACGCATACGCCAAGCCGCAGTGCGCACCGTCATCCGCACTACCGCCCCAACAGACCAGCTCTTTGCGTTTCTCTTCGTCCATGTCGTCAATCTCTTCTTGTGAATACAGATAATACCACGGGAACCAACGGTATTCGTTTTCAGTGAACCGAGGAAACTCCGGGTCATTGTTCAAAGCACGGGCAATCGTGGATAGCTTCACATAAGCGATATGTGCAATGTCAATCACCTCTTCTTTCTGCCCGTCTCCATATTCGATAAGTAGGCGGGAAACAGGTTTGATACCAAGTGCTTCACAAGCATCTTCATAGGTTTTAATGTTATGAAAATCAGTATAATCCGGTTTCTGTTTACCGAAAAGATTAGTAAGAATGTTGATAGCAACTTCGCAACCGTCAGCGGACTTGAACGCTTCAGTTACATTTTCTTGTTTAATTTCAATAGCTTTCATAATTTATTGATTATTAAAATGTTAGTTATTTATTTTCTTCTTTTTGTATTTGACGAACAATGAAAGGTTGGCTGACAAAAGACTTTTTTTCTCTCATTTTCTTAATAAGGTCTTCATGGAATTTCACTCTTTCAATCGCTTCTTCGTCTCCGGCTTCAGCAAGTTTATGCTGATTATCCCAAAATTCATCATAAGGACAACTGATTGAAGACTTATCATCTGCTTTATGAGCTTTGTTTTCGTTTATGATATTAAGTGAACAGAACTCGTCACGTTCTGCATCATAATCATTAAGCCAGCCAATGATTATGTTCCCGTCCAATCTATCGTACACTTTGCCGGAGCACATTGCTCTGTGAAAGCAATATTTTATCTCTTCCAGTTTGAGATAATAAAACCTGTCTATAATCAAATCTGATGTAATTGCTACCTGAATATCATTCATTGTTTTTCCAACATTGAAAAACTGAACAACTTCAGAGATGGCTATTGCGACAATAGCTTGTGCCGCGTTTATATCACCATATTTAATTGTAGCAAGTTCGGAGATAGGTAATTCCGGTGTATCAGTTAAAACGTTCTTAATCGAGGATTTTTGCAAACCCCTGTAATACGCCTTCGGAGAGGTCAGCAAGTCTTTCAACGCTTTCTTTACGGTTGCCGGGAGATTGGTTTTGGCTAATACTAAGTTGTGTTCCTGTTCCATTTTTTAGTTCAAATAAGCCAGCCCAGTTATTTGCGATGGATTGTTCTACGACTGCCATTGCAATATTGGGATTGGTGTTTGACAATTCGAGTAGTTTATGGTAACATGCTTCTATCCCTGATTGGGTGTACGCTTGTTTCCGTTCTTGTTTGTATTTTACCCATCTTTCGATAATAGGTAAAAAATCTGTTGGGACAAATGATAAATCAAGTTCCTTTTTACGAGATTTACTCCTTTTTCCCGCATCGTAGCCAGCAAGCCATGATTGTTTTACTACCTCTTGACAATCAGGATATGTTTTTGCATAGTCCTCTGCCTTTTGTACTATATCCTTTCCCATAACTTTCCTACTCGTTTAAATTCTTCATCATCGGGAACCGGACAATCTTTTATCCAGATCATATCCTTAACCTTCCATGAAGAAAGGTCAGTGGATTCCGGTATCTGTTTCTTTATATCAGGAAACAGATTAAGCCGGAGAGATGTGTTTCCTTCTGCAAATTCATCTTTATAATACAAGAAAAAATCATTAACTTCTAAGAATTTGGGAATATCAGCAGCAGAATGTGGAGTATATACAACTCCATCAAAATATCTGATATTTGAAGGTAGACTTTCAGCTAATGCAGTGTATAAAAATAGCTTCCCTGTATTTCCATATACAAGTTTCTGAATACGTTTTATGCTTATTGCTAAGTCAGCTAATTCGTCAGGAAAAAGAAGCGGTTCTCCACCTGTAATCATTATTTCTTTGTAGTTGAAATGCTCAACAACTGGTAATTTTGAAAAATCCCATGAATTGTTGCAGCACATGGGACATTTATTGGGGCATTGGGTAGTTACCAGCAAACGTAATTTATCTTTTTCCATTACAGAGTGATTTTTTGTGTATATTGTAGTTCTCCTGTATAGCCACGCGCTTTCAGTTCATCCATTAGATGCCGTGGAGTAAACTTTGCTAATTCAGGATTGGTAAACACCTTCTTCAAATTGTTAGCTGAAGGTTTACTTCTTTTTTTGAAGTATTCCTTACCACAATCTTTGCAATAATCTTGTAATCCGTCTTCTTTTGAAGCGTTTTTCCAAAATTCGCTTACCGGAAGTTCTCTTCCGCATTTGGGACATTTCTTTGTTTCCATGATTCTTATATTATAGTTTCTCTTTGATTCTTGCATATTCGCAAATTAGAAGAGCATCGCTTATAGCAAGAGTTATTTTTTTTATATATGGGAAAAGTTGTTGAGCTTTTGCTTTCAATTTGTTCTTCCATTCTGTTTTACTCATTTCTTTGCCACGAGTGCCAAGTTGCAGTGCTTTTTGCCATGACTGTGGAGTAATAGTAACAGTCGGTATTTGAAGAGCAAGCAAAGCCATTTCCAAGTGTCCATAACCTTTCCCAAAGTTAAACATGGCAGAGCCGCTTTGTCCTGGCATACCACCTACTTTTTCAAGATAACAAATAGCATTTTCCTTATTTACCGTGAGATATGAAAGAACATCTTGAGGTGTAGAGGGCATTTTTATAACATCTGTTACAGAAGATAATTCTGTTGAATAAATAGCAATACCTCCATTTTCTCCGGGGTCAATAGCTATGATTTTAGTCTTTTTCTCCATCTTTTATTTTATTGATTATTATTTGTGATAAACGGGCTTTATTGGCTTCTCGGAGTGATTTGCTTTTTCTGTAATTAGATAACCTTATTTGTTCGGCAAATTCTAATTCAGATTGTATATGTTGCAAATCAGCTTTAGTGAATAGTTTCTTTTTCATGGATCATAAAAAAAAGGTAGCCTACTTTCACAAGCAAACTACCCGAAGATTAAACAAATTAATTTTTAAGTGTATATTTATGGCAAATAGTCCAAACGAAAAGCCCCGAAGCGTTTCTCCGGGGCAAAACAACATACATTCCTAATCCCATCCAATTTCGTGTTACCTTTCAGATAGAGTCAGTGGCTAACCGATGCCATGCGGGTGATTCCTGCGCTATCTTCGCCTTACTTTCGGATTTAAAACGGATTTTCTCTCATAAATGGTTGTGGACGGTGCCGGAGTCGAACCAGCCTCACGGATTGTTGGTGCACCTCACCGTAGTTTCAGCCCACGAATACATAACCGCCCATTTGTTCCCGGATAGGCGATCAAGCCACACCGGGAGATGCTATTATTAATCAAATAATGGGTCTTTCACCCAACGCCATTCCTTACGATAGCGGATTAGTTATTATTTGAGGAACTTTGAGAATGTCTTGATTGAACTGTCATTGTCAGTTTTCAGAGATTGAAGTTCCTTGTTTTTTGCAGCTAAATTTTGCATTTGAGCCACATTATCATCCATCTCTGCCTGAATATCAGCATTTAGATTCTCCAAATCCGTTTTTGCTTTAGCGAAATCGGATAAGATACTTTCTCTTCGTTGTTTATAGTCCATAGAGCACATTATTGTTCAATGATTGCAATTTCAGGAGCCAATCCACGGATGATTTTCAACTGTTCGTCAATAGCTTTGTTTCGCTCTTGCTCAATTACGACCTCGGCACCGGGAGAGCAGAGAGAAAGACGAATATTTCTACCATCAACATCAGCAATGATTTCTACTTCGATCACTTCTGCGGAACGTCCTTTGAAAATAGGAATATTTAGGTTGAAAGCCGCCGGAAGATTTGAGTTTACTACCTGACTGTAATTGTCAGTCCGGCTACCGTTGTCCTCCTTGTTCTTTTCCATCTTAGACTCTACACTTGCTTTGAAGTTCTTTAAAATAGAGACAAGCTCCATATTGTAGGTAACGTCAGTGAAGAAGGCTCGATTCATTTTGATGAAACGAGAAAGCTGTGCTGGTTCCCACGTTTTGTCGGTATTGATACCAAACTCTACAAACTTTGGGTACATAGCCAACGCACCTTTAACTTCTGCTTTGTTGCGTCCGTCTGTTTCATTTGTAATGAGAATGATTGTCATTTTCTCTCTATCCACAAGAATATGGCAACGTTTCTGATTGATCTGTTCCGGTTCAGACTTTCTCTTTGTCAGAAACTCGGCAACACTTCCAATCGTACCATTCAAACCGACTTTCAAAGGTTCCAGTACTGGAAGAACATTCTCCTTATCCAGTTCTATAACTTTGATTGTTGCGCTCTCCATGCCGGGAGCAAGATTGATTTGCATCTTTTCGTTTTCCATTGTTGTTTAAAAATTAAAATGATTAATAATCTGTTCCTGTTGCAGCCAAATCCTCTTGGATTGTCTTTTGCATTTCTTGTGCCTCCATTGGACGCTCTCTCACCAAATCACCATTGCCATTGTAATAGCAAGCAGTACGGGTTTCGCGGTCAAGGAATTTGTAACATTCATCTGTCACATCTTCGTATTTGCGCTTGATGTCGTCAATGAGTTTTCCACGATGTTTGGTAATAGGTTTCATTTTCTCTTTGATGCGATCTTGTACAGCCTTTTTCTCGGCTTCCAGTTCAGACATTTCTATATCCAAATTGGCAAGAGACGTTTTTCTTGCTTCCATTTCCTCTTCGGAAAATTGATGCGGATAGGTTATTTTCTCAATAGCCGCACAGTTGTCTTGCAACATCTGTAATCTTGCAAGAGGTTCTTTGTTTTTAAATAATTCTTTTTCCATAACTTGATATATTATTAAAGTGGTTTTAAATCGTATCTTGCAGACCCGACAAATGGTGTCGGATTCTTGCGAACAAAAGTCCTCAACTGACTATCTGTTCTGGGATTGAATAAACGTTGTACTCCGTTTTTGTCAATGATAACTAATTCAGAAGCTACATAGCAAATGAATCCTTGCAAACGCTGTTTTAGCCATTTGTTTTGAGCTTTGCGACTTTCTTTGTAATCTTTATAGCTCATTCCGTTTGGACGGAAAGTAAGAAGCTGCACATTCCGTACAACTTCTTTTTGTTCTTTTGCCTTATTCTTCTTCATTGAGGATTGCTTTGTACTGGTTATCTGAAATGAATTTCACACATTTTTCGTAACCACTCCCGGTATTTGATAGGAAAGGGTAATCATCACTGTTATCAGTACTGGTAAGTTCTGCAATTAGAGCTTCACTTTCGCTGCCATTGTCCCAAAAAATACATAGGTCACCAACAGTCGGGATATACTTAAAATCATTTTGAAGAAAATCATAAGAGAAATGCTTTTCCTCTTGCATAGCTTTAAGCATATTGCTCTTTTCTTCGTCAGTGGCATGTCGATAACCTTTCATTGTGCCAATTCCATGATGAGCTTCATCTATGTTGATAAATACTCGTTCCCCTTTTTCATTAGAAGGAACAAATGCGGCATAAACTACTGGAACATCTACATCTGTTGGTGGGAGGAAAGGCATGGGAGAATAGTTACGCTTTTGTATGCTTTCCAATATCCCCATGGTACCATCATTTCTGATGATAACATCTCCACGTTTGAAAACTACACCATTAAACTCAAACTGATTATCAGAAAATTCATTTGAGTTTTTAGGTTCTACATCTGTTTTTACAATTTTAATCATGTACCCTTCCGGTACGTCTACAATCTGTTTCATAAACTATATATTTAATTGTGAATGAATTATTTTACTTCTTCGGCGTATGGAGTATCTTCTTCTTCAAAATCATCCGGCTTTTGACTTTGTGATTTACGCCAGTCCTCGAACATTTCATCATCCAACTGACTTTCCACTTCGAGTACTTTAATCATAGAATCTGAAATACCTGTCTTTGGAAGGAATTTGAAAGCCCAGTTTACTACTGTTTTGCGTGCCATTTCCTCGAAGTCAGTGTCCCACGGAGACTGCTTTCCTTTTTTGACTGCCTCGGAACGACTTTTTATTTCCTCTATGCGAGATTTAGGCATAGCATCGTACTTCTCGGCACCGGAGGTTAAAACTGCGTAATAGTATCCTCCCATGAGGTCACCGCGCTCTCCGAAAACGTCCGGTTCGTGAATCAATTTCCCACCTGTACCTTTCGTCATGCTAAACTTGTCATTGGTATAAACCAAGTCAGCATATATATCTTTTACGACTCCGGTACGAATGAGAATATCAACCTTACCCATGTACGAGGCTTGAAACTTAACTTTTCCCTTGTATGGTACAAGATAGCCCAACTTCAATTCAGGATTGAGAGATAAGCCCGTAAGAGATACGTTCTTAATCGCTTCAATCAAATGGTCGGGATATGCTTTTGCACAATCAATCAGATACGTGTTGTTCAACATTGCTTGCATAGCGAAGTTTACTTCACGTGCAAACTGCTGTTCAGTACCTCCGGCTGCTAAAAACGCCTTCTTTGGAGATATAAAGCATTTTTCCAGTCCACTAAGTTGTTGTGGGAAAGCTGGTGGAGCTGTTGGGGTTACGACCGGAACTTGCGGTGCTGGTTGTTCAGGAGCCGCTTGTGGTTGTGGGGCTGATTGTCCCATGTTTAAATTACCTTGTTGTTCACTTGGTTTCATTGATTTTCGTTATTATAAAAATTAAACAATCTGTTTTTCTCGAATGAAGGGGTATCAGGTATCATAATCCTACGCCCTTTGAATCCGGGCTGAATAAAGACTTGTGCTCCATCAAAATCATTCTGTTGAGTACAGTACACATGTTGTTCAAGTAACTTCATAAAAAGAAGAGCACTTGATCCCATTTTGACAATACCGTCTTCCATGTGATAAGCCCAGTTGGCAGCACTGACGAATACAGCATCATAAGGGGCAGTCTTTTGCTGCATTACCCAATAGAACTCTTTCCATACGCCTGTACGTTCGTGCTCCATAAACTGATAGAAGGCGGCAGATATTCCGTAATGGAATTTGGCAATAACTCGATTGACCGTATCTTCGTGCAAATCATCCACTGCAACCGTTTTCCAGTCTATGATCTTTTTTGCAGTCTCAACGTCCGGACGGTACTTAAATTTGCAGCCTTTATACTCAACAAAGTGACTGACTTCAGCTTTTGTCTGTTTAAAGCTCAATATTTGCTTTATTTGTTTGGAAGTTTCCCGGCAGCAATTCAATAATTCATATACCATTGTTTCAACTAACTGAACGTCAGCACTGCTTGTTAGGCTTTTTCCGGGATTTGCGGCAACGGCTTCTGCGAGTGCGTCTCTATATTTTTGAGTTTCACGTCCATAAGGGCATCCGGTTCGTTCGTTGATCGGCGGCTGGAAAACTAACAAGTTATTTCTCCATTTATCAAGTGATCCTGTATTCACAATGCTTTCCATTGCATCGTGGTATAAAGAGCCTTTCTCGGCAGCTTCAACACCTATCTCGAACATTTCAGGATGAAGTGCTTTGAACCGGGCGAATTTTGGGGATACCAAGTAGTCCTTGATTTGTGTACTACTAAGGAAGTCTTTAAACCGTTCTCCCCGGTGGTATTCCTCGTTGGGAAGGTCATAAATTGTATCTTTGAATTTACTCATATATTGATTATTTGAGATTTCTAAATAAAAAACTCCCTACTTTCACAAGCAAGGAGTCCGGCAGCTTTTAATTAAAAGCTAATTATCATGTGTGGTTAATTGTTCTTTGTAGCTTGAAAGAACATATTCTTTCTCTTCTTCTGTGAGAGAATATGCTTTCGTCATAAACTTAATTGCCATATCTTCGTTATTGTCAGAAAGAGGAAAATAGTCAATAGCGAATCTTCTTGTGAGGTCATTTAATCGCATGTACTTACTACGAACTTCTGAAACTCGTTCACGTATTTCGGTGGTGATGCCAGATGCTTCTTGTAACTGCGACTCATATTCTTCCTTGTCTTTTTTGGCTTGTTCTTTCATAGCCTTGTTTTGCACAGCGAAGTCTGCTATTTTAGCATATAGTTCACTGGAATACACCCAACCGGATTGTACATCAAAATCTGAATCACCTCTGAAAGCATATCGTTCTTTTTTTGTAAGGTATTTATAATCACTACCTAACTTATTCCAGTCGTAATCCACTTTACGGAGTGAATTTACATTTTGTAGAACTTCAGCAACTTTTGTCACTTCTTCCATATCCGTAAAAGCAAATCCATCAAGAATGGGAATGGTGAAAATTTGTACGTCCGCAGGTGCTATTTCAAATAATTCAGGAACTTTTGGCTTATCCATGATTTTAATTCCTTCTTCCATCATGCGGAGTTTAATTATCTTTTGTACGTCTTCCTCCGTCAATGCAAGAATTTCTTGCTCGGTCATTTCTGTGATCTTTTTCATTTCTTCAAGAATTTATTTATAAAGTATATTTGTCCTTTCCCGGTAACTTTAGTTGTTATCGTATTGATACTTTTATCTGCGCGTACAATCGAGCCATAACTTACTTCAAAAAGTTCCAGTTCCATTGCCATTTGGGTAGGCTGATTGTATTTCTCCCCACATTTACAGAGGTATCCATTGTCGCGCAACCATTTAAAAAGTCTGTTTTGACCGATTTCAATGCCATTCTGTTTGAGAACATTGGCAAGACGACCAATTAAAATGCTGTTTTCAGAGGCTACAACGGCATCCGCAAAAAGAACTTTTGGAGCTTGTGCAGATAACTGATTTTGTTGTATCTCAATTTGTTTTTGTTGTTCTGCGGCAAGCATTAAAGCCTCGCTAAATGAAGAAGGCACCTGAAAACTGTGACGAGATTGGGTTTCCAGTTCTTCCCAACGGTCAATAATTTTTTCGCGAAGTTTCGCATCATAACCGGAGGCGAGAATAAGGCAACCTTTCTTTGTTAGATTGTAACATGGTCTTGGCTTTCCTTGATTATCCGAATATTCCGCCAATTCAAAATTGATTTGGCTAACGCCTTGTTCTAACAGGTTACGTATGTCACGCATTACATTAGAATGCTGTTTGCTCGTGAGTTCTGCAATTTCAATAGAACTCATGGTTTCTTTTGATAAAATTAGCTCTTTCATGGCTTTTAGTGTTGATTGGCTCCCCCTCAACGACCCAACGTTATTACACCGAATTGTGCGGTAGGGGGTATATGTTGTTCTGCTCATGGTAGTACTTCACCTTTATTGTCATTTTAGGCAGATAGATTCTTTAGTGAATCATTCTACTTTTTCACGCTGCCTCGGAAGGACAAGTCTCTTCCTACTGCTTTGGGCGTTTATCTCACTTTCCTCTATATAATCCTGCAACATCACAGGTGAGGCTATGCGCCGGGCAATTTCTCCAAGAGTGTAGCCGGATACAGACCACTAAGCAGGTTTCGCGCATCCCGAATACTATCATCGGTTTAGTTGGTGGATGGATAGGCGGTCAAGCCGCACCATCCTTGCTATCTATTGAGGTATTGTAACAGTGCTGATTTTTTGAAGCGTAATCTGTTGTTGAGTTTGGTGTGAGGTATTTCTTCGATTCGATTGTATAATGTGCCAACCGACCAGCCTAATACCTTTGCGGCTTCTTTCGCGCCTATCCACTCTTCGGTTTCTTCTTTCACCGTTTGGGAAACTATGTTTTTCACGTCTTTATGGATAAGTTTGTAGAGTTCTTCCGCTACCATTCTTGCCTCTGTCCGAGTCATGGGTCTACCACCTTGATAGTTACTGTATGCGTCTTCCAGTCCGTACTAACGGAGTAGGTTTTTCCGTCTTCTCTTGGATGTACGTTTTTCACATACTGTACCGTATTGCGGGCAGATACACAAGCTGCATTATTTTCTAATTTAACTTGTAATACTCCGTTTACGGGAATCTTCTTAATATCTTCAACTGTTACTTTCATATTTCACTTTGTTTTTACAGGATTTTATTTGGAAATAAGAAAGCTAACAGCTATCTTTGCTTTTGGAATATGTATAGTAGCTATCGGTAGCTGCCAGCCATTCTTATATCCTTTTGTCTGTTGTTCTTTACTAACAACGATGCAAATGTAGTTCAAGATATTGAGTGGTGCAAGCATTTTCACTCAAAATATTGAGTGAATTTATATGTTTTATAGCATGTTTTTGCTTAAATCATTGTCTGATAGCCTTTTATCGCTCAATATTTAAGTCTATAAAATGGAAGAAAAGAAGGAAAATTCAAAGTCGCGTTTTTTGGAGTTCTTGAATCGCATAGAAGTTTCACAATATAAGTGCGCTCAAATGTGTGGTTGGGCATCCGGCTATCTAACCGGGTTGAAAGGCGATTTTGGTGCAGATAAGCTCGCTACAATAATGAGAGTTTTTCCTAAACTCAACGTAATATGGCTTATAACAGGAGAAGGCAGTATGTTTAATCCTGAAAAAGCTCCTGAAAGTGATACTTTAGAATCCACGAGAGAAGAAGGTGCAACTATTCCTTTTGAAATGTTCATGCAAACCACTAATAACTACAATAAAATAATTGCAGAGAAGGATTCCGAGATAAATGCTCTACGTCAAGAGGTGGATAAACTCAAAAAACAAATAGAAAAGTAATATGGAAAGAGCTATTGATAGGTTGCTTCAATTCATCGAGTATTTGAAAAAATCCGAAGGTGAGGTTAAAAATGCAAAGGCATTTGAAGAAAAGTGCGGGCTATCCAATGGCTATATCGCTAACTCCAAGAAAAGCAACGGAAGTATTGGGAGTGATATGATCGCAAAGATTCTATCACCATTTCCACAGTTGAACGTAGAATGGCTATGTACTGGAAGAGGCGATATGTTAAAGCAGGGGATGGTTTTCTTTTCAGAGTTGCTTGGAAATAAAAATGTAAATATCGAGATAGCGCGTGATAATGCAATGTTTCCAGTAATAGAACAAGGGAATATGATCGCGGTAAGTCAAGAGCCGGAAAGTGAGCTTATTTGCGGTCAGATTTATGCAATATACATGCCTGATGATTCAGTCTTCTTCCGTTATGTGTCGAAGGTGGAACCTACAAAAATATTGATGGTTGCGGCAAACCGGGAGCCGCAATATGGAAACGGGCAGGAATTAAATAAGAAAAAGATAAAAGAAATAAAACGGGTTATCGGAGTGGTTAAGTCATTTTTATGATACTACAATGATACCAATGGTAGTAATTAACAATGTATTATGCTGATTATCAGATGTCATTATCTTTGTTGGTAGTCCCGTACGCACCGCTTCTT